TGGATATAACTTCCAGTTGCCGAAGTATTCAGTCAACGCCTTGCTTGCTATCTGCTCCCGTTTACCATCCCCTGCTACTTGTCGTATAGGTTCAAGCGCCACGTCTATTTAACTCCCACTCTGGTAGTACAGGTTTGGCTGTGATGCCAAGTTGTCTGCGAATTAACTTACGCTTACGCTCAGTAGTTCCTGCCCAGTATCCAAGCACCTTGTTATGTATTGCATACTCTAAACATTCACCTTTGGCTGGGCAGCCCTGACAGATTCTATATAACAAACGTTCATTCATATATTCGCCAGAGTCTTTGCTAAACCACTGCTCAGTATCAGTGCCTTCGCAGGCTGGTTTGTTTTTGAATTCAATCATTACCACTCAACTCCAATCCAAAAGAAACCAAGGTCTATATCTGCGTGCCAACGGCTAATGCAAAAACCAAATCCAAATCTAGTTAGACTGCCACCTACAACTAAAGTAAATCGTTTAAACTTCCAGCCATTGCTGTATCTAAGTTTCATTTAGCCTCCTGTTTTATAGAATCCAGTACCTTTAAAGTGTACTGGGTTTGCTGTCCAAATCCTAATCATTGTTTCACCGCATAGTTCGCAAGGAATAGGAAGATTGTTGGTTGTTTCAGTAATACTTCCGCAAGACTTACACTTAAAATCATATGTCGGCACAGCCACCTTCCTCTCCTGTTGGTGCAGGTAGTGTGACCATACTGCCACAACTAGCACACTCAGCATCTGTAAAGTAAAAAGCAATCTCACCATCTACGAATCCGCCAAGCATCACAAAGATTTCACAACCACAGACACAGACTTCTGTTGGTTCACCACGCAAGTCCATTGACTTGCTGTAGTCTGCTAGGTGTAAAAGTTCTCTGATGTCTCTACTCTGACTCATCTTCATCTTCTTCTACTGCGACTAGGTCTTCATCTGTAAAGGTACGCCAGCCACCTAAATTTCTAATCAGAGAGTTGATAGCCCTCTGTACCTTCATCCGTGCACCATCTGGTGTTGTCTTTAAGTCCTTGGCTATCAGGCTCCACTCGTTGTTATCCGTGCTAAAACGAATCCGCAAAACATTTTGTTTAGCCTCTGTGAGCCGATAGAAAGCGGTGGCTATGTCTGACCGTAGCACTAGCCAGTTATTGCCATCATTGCTAGGGTCTGACTTAACTGCTTTGAAGTTTAAGTCTTTAATCTTGGCTGGCATTTCATATGACTCGGAGATAATGCTAGGCATAAATGCCTCTATGACTGAAGCATCGTAGTAGTACAGGTCTAGCAACTCGTAGCCCACCGTCCGCGCTTTTTCCCGCTCACAATATTTGACGGCTGCGTTCCGTAAGGATTTACCTATGAGTTTGTCTTTATCTTTATTATTTAATTTAGACCATTCACCGTATTTATTGGGATGGGTAATGAACCAAAGCCAAAGAACCTGCTGTATATCATCTGCTTCAACCATTGGATATTTCCTATGGTATTCAGCAGCCAGACCTGCTACTACCGAGTCATACTCTTGGTAGTACTTAGCGTTCATCTATCCCTTCCCATTGACCTCTTTGTACCAATAGTCCGATTATGGCATAGTTGGCTAGGTCAAGCAGGGTATCTTCAATAGATTCGTAGTTCGGCGTGTCTTTCTTTTTGTAGTATAGATTTTGTAGACGAGTCATCTTGTCGTGCATCCTAACAATCAATCCATTCATAGCACCGCCTGGTGCTTTGGCTATATTGTAGGGACCGTAGTCAGCGTGTTTCTTTACCATAGTAATTTTTAATTCACTGAGAATGTCATCAAAATGTTTAACGTCCTTCATCAAGTACCTTCTTTAGTTCGCTATCTACATTGACCATAGCCTCTGAGACTATGACTTCTTCTACCATCTCATCTCCCTCACCATTGGCTACCCCTGCTAGCAGGCTGCCCAATAGTGTCAACATTGTGTCACCTATATATGGTTCCTTTTTGTAGGCTTCTCGTACATCTCTAAGAGCAGAGAGTAAATCTAAACCTTTATGTTCTGATACTGGTATCCCGACTATCCGTGGGTTGTCTTTGACATAATCCCAGAACTCATCATTGTCCTGAAAAACATCTGCTGATTCGCTCATTAAGCCACTCCGCTCCTTCTTGTTGGACGATGCTATTTACATCGTGCCCTTCTGGCATTTGTACTATGTTTACATTTCCTAACTCACGACTAATCTTCTTGCCAAACTCTAGCCCTGGACTGTCGCCATCTGCTAGCACAATCACTGTATCAAAGTCGTCAAGTATTTTGCTGTAGTAAGGCTTCCAATTGTTAGCACCTGGAATGCCGACTGCTGGATGTCCTGTCTTAACTACTGTTGTAATGCAGTCAATCTCACCTTCGGTGACACAGATGTAGCCATCTGCTGTTAGCACCGACTGTGCATTAAACATTGTGGTCTTAGCCCCTGGCAGACCTATGTACTTAGGGTCCTCGCCGTGGATGCTACGAAAGCGTAGGTCAACCACGCCTGATGGCGTGATGTAGGGAATTACTAACTTACCCTTGTAGCCTTCGTGACCTGGTAATGGATTGTCCACTACTCCGATATGAAACTTCTTTGCTTCTTCTACCGACAGACCCCGTGTTGCTAGATAATTTGCTGCCTGATGTATGTGCTGGGCGTATTCCGTCGCTGCCTGTAGGAGAAATTGTCTCTGCGAATTTGACAGCCTCACGATAGTTTCCTCCTTCTCTTTGCATAATTAGGTCGTATACGTCTCCGCCAACGCCACAAGCGTGGCACTTAAATCTATTCTCATCAAAGTTAACACCAGCGGAAGCGTGTTTATCTGGATGGAACGGGCATTTGATTTTGCGCCAGCCGTGTCCCCGTGCTGGCACGGCGGCGCCTACATACTCTAGGTATGCAGCAATACTATGTTTCTCCATTTGCTTTGCGGAGTAGCGCTAACCATACCTTTACTGGCAAGGTTGCATACCATTCTCCTACGTCTCCTTTACCTTTCCGTTTATGGATGACAACACCTGTCCAAGCATTGTCGTTTTTCATTTCTACTTCTAACTCCGCTAGCCAGCCCGCAAGGTCTAGCCGTGCGTGGTTCTTAATCTCTATGGTTACACCTAGCACACCGCTTATGTCGCCTTTGTCTAGGGTTGCTCCTGCAACTCTGCGGTCTGCATAGGGATAGCCGTTGGCTTTTAGGTACGCGACTACATCGCGTTCTGCCTGACTACCTTTGCGTTTGGCTGCGCTACTCAATTGCTGCTCTTGCTACCTTTAATACTTCTGATTGTACTTTGTTGTAAAGATTATCATTGTTGTATAACTCATCAACAATAATGTTCCATTCGCCATCTGATACTGCTGCTCCTAAAAGAACTTCAATATCTTCACGGCTGAACGACATATCCCATATCTTAGTTTCCATACATTTGCTCCTGCATATATTTAACTTGGACATCATCTAGATACATACTGTCTGGATTGAAAGCCAGGCTGACATAGTTATTACCTGTCTGGTCTGCCCGCCCGTATCTGTTCTTGACTGGGGCTACGCAGAGATAGGTCTCATCACCCTGCTTCATCTGTCCTATAGTCAATACCATTGCTGGAATCTGATTGACTAGACCCTGAATGGCTGACCGTGGCTGGCAAGGATAACCTTCAAAGCCTTCCTTGGTATGGTGCAGAACTAGCACGGCTGCGTTAGTATCTCTTGCAAGATACTTAAGTTCCTTCATTGCTGCACGCATACCTTGGAATTCTTCGTGACCATCCATCGCAATATCCATAAGGTTGTCTACCACAATAAGCGTTGGACTCCTACCCCACACAGTTTCAAATGCTGATACCTCGTCGTCTAAATCTTTTAGAGTGGGTGTTGACTCAAAGGACCAGAACAAATGATTGTTCAGGGTAAGGATTTCTTCTGCTTGATTGGGCTCACGCTTGAGCAACTGCTCTGCTGCTGTCTGTGTCATACGACCTGACATTGCAACAAGACGCATTGCCATTGTGTGAGCATTGGTATCTGCGCTGAAGTACAGCGTAGGTACTTTGGATTTGGCTGCGATTGCCAGTGCAACTGATGACTTGCCTGCACCTGGAGTGCCTGCAACCATCGTGATTTCTGCACGGCGCAGGATAATTCCTGCTCGTTCAAATGCCGCAAAGGCGGGCGGTAATGGTTCTCCGCCCACCTCTGCTTTGCTAATGCTGCGTTTAAGTGTACGCATTACTTCACTTGGTCAGCGACGAATGTGTTCCACTCTGCGGAACCAGCACGAACATACTGATTCTTACACTTATCAAATGCACCCTTTGGTGCTGGACAGAAGTAGCCACGGTAGGTCTTTCCGTCTTTACCTGTGCCCTGAATTGCAGTCATCTTTCCGTGTGGACAATTCTTGCCACCGAGTGATGGTCCGCCCCAGCCTCCGTTATCTGCTGGTGTATTGTCAATGATAGATGCGCCAAGTGCTGCTGCTACTTGCGCTGGTGCCATTGGCTGTGCTGTTGGTGCTACGCCTTTGGCTGCTGCTTCAAGTTCTGTTACTGCTGACTTGATTGCATCAAGTGCTGTTGCTACTAACTGGTCTAGTTCATCTCCGTGTTCTGCACGAACTGTAATGAGTGAACCTGCTGCTGATTTTACTGTGATACTGATTGGTGCTTCAGTGCTAGCCACTGATTGTCTCCTGTTCCTGGAATGGTG